TCCAGAATCAAGACGGCAGTTGGCAGCGTTCTTTGCCAGTAAATTCGGATACACTTTCCGGGTGCCGTTAGAACAGCAAGAGGACAAAGACTGGACTTTCTTCAGAAAACAACATGGAACTTGGGTAGAATTCAGCCCGGATATGTCGTTGCGGATGTGCAATTCGAGATCGACAACTAATGGATAGAACAGAATCAATCATACTCCGGGGCCTCATGTACGATGAAGACTACATGCGCCGGGTACTCCCGTTCATACTCGAAGAATACTTCACACTCAACGACAGAGTGGAGCGCACCATTTTCGTCAGGATCAAGGACTTCATTGAAAAGTACAACACGCCGCCGACGAAGGAAGCAATCATAGTTGACCTTACAAAGACTCCCGGCATCGACCAGGATGATTTGGACAAGTATGTGAGCTACCTGAATGCACTACACGAAGAAAAGGATGAAAAGCCAAACGTGAACTGGTTAATCGAGCGCACCGAAGAGTGGTGCCAACAACAAGCCTTTTACCTCGCTGCTACGGAAGTCGTTCTCATCCTAGATGGCAAGAACAAGAAACAAAGCAGGGGCATGATCCCGAAGATTTTTCAGGATGCTCTGGCTGTTTCATTCGACCCGCACGTGGGCCACGATTACATCGAAGACGCCGAAACCCGGTACGAGTTCTATCACAAGGCCGACAGCCGCATTCCATTCCACCTGGACTACTTCAACAAGATCACCAAGAATGGTGTGCCGAACAAGACGCTGAACATCTGTCTCGCTGGTACCAACGTTGGCAAATCACTTTTCATGTGTGACTTGTCGGCGCATTATCTCAACCAGGGCAAGAATGTTCTGTACATCACGATGGAAATGGCCGAAGAGCGCATTGCAGAGCGTATCGACGCCAACTTGATGAATCGGCCCGTGGACGATCTTACCTTCATGTCGAAAGAATTGTACATGAAGGCAATCGACATGATTAACGCCAGGACGAAGGGCAAGCTCATCATCAAAGAATATCCTACTGCGTCCGCACACGTGGGCCACTTCCGGCACTTGCTGAACGAACTGCAAATGAAAAAGCAGTTCAAACCGGATGTCATTTTCATCGACTATTTGAACATCTGTGCTTCGTTCAGAGTCAAGGCCAGCAGTGGCATGTACGAATTGGTGAAGTCGATTGCGGAAGAGCTTCGTGGTCTGGCTGTCGAATTCTGTGTGCCAGTATGGAGCGCAACGCAGATGAACCGGGCCGGATACTCCAGCAGCGATCCTGACCTGACCAACACGTCAGAAAGTTTTGGTCTTCCGGCGACAGCAGATTTCATGTTTGCGTTAATCAACAGTGAAGAGTTGTCGGGCATGAACCAACTGCTTGTTAAGATCCTCAAGAACCGCTACGGCGACATTCACATGCGGAATAAGGAAACCGGCAAGATCATGTCGAAGTTCGCTATCGGCGTGGACCGCAGCAAACAGAAGTTGTTCAACCTGGAAGAAGCGGCACAGAAAGGTCAGGAAGACGTACCATTGACCAATCACAAATCGTCACCGCTGTCTGATGACAATGAAGTATCTGCGCTGTTGGAAGAAGACGAACCATCAATGCCATCGGCTGATCCTTCGGGATTGAAGTCTGCGGACGGGCCAGCAGAACCCGTGTTCGACATTGATTTGCCATCGGCGGATCGCCCATTCAACGTGGCCGACGAAGATGCAGATCGCCGCCGCAATTCCATGAAAACTAAAACGGCATCTTACCGGCCAAAGCAAATTTCAACAAGCCCATTCATGGCGGGCGAGAAGAAACCGAAGACTAACTTTTCAAGCATCTAGGAGATATTATGGACGATTTCGCAGAATTTTTAGGTAAGGGATTTGCAGCTTTGTTTGTCGTAGTGTTCATGGTCTTGATTATGACTCTACCTACGTATTGGCTGTGGAACTGGTTGATGCCATCGTTGTTTGGCCTCAAAGTTATCACGTTTTGGGAAGCACTTGGTTTGAACTTCCTCTGCTCGATTCTCTTTAAGTCAACGAACTAACACTATGGGACTACGAGACGACGATCCGTCAATTTACGAAGACCGTGACCTGTTAGATTGGGCACGGCAAGCTCCCCGTTCGCCTGGGAGTTATGACTACGCTCCGAATGAAGAAGAGTCGGCAGCTTACGAATACGAAAAGCGCAAGTGGATGGAGCGCAAGCCAACCGTGTCTGATGGATACGGAGATCGCTTTAGCAACGCTGGCGGTGGTGGAGTAGGCGGCGAAACCTTCGTCGCCGGATCGCCAGCTAAGACGCATAAGACCAAGCGCAAGGCACCCAAGACGAAGCCGAAGGGCAAGCATGGAAAGGGCGAAAAACACAGAGAAAGATAGTTTACAAGAGTTTCCATCCTTTTGTTAAACCTCTGTTGATGCCACGATTTTGCTTGTGTGCGGCCCACAGTGCAATGTATTTGACGCCATTTTCTCTACATGTTTGTTTAAGATGCTGTGTATGAATTTGTGTACCATCTGGTTTTTGAAGTGTCCACGTTCGAGATGTACGTCGGGCTACTCTTTGAGCGATTTGTTCAGCCGTTGGATGAAATGTACGACGAGCTTGTTTGAATTCTTCGCTACGAGTTACTTGTTTCATTTTGATGATGGTTTCTTGGGTGTGTTTTCGGTTGCGGCCAGCAGCAGCGATTTTGGTTTTGTGGGCTTCGGTTAATTTTTTACCAAGATGGGCTTGACGGATAGCTTCACAGTGCTCTGGAGATCGAGGACCGTGCTTGATTCCGAAATGCGAGGCACCACCGTAATTCATGTTGTATCCGTAGCCGTCGTTGATGTGTGTGTTATGTTGTCGGATAAAATACTCTTCCATTTTATTAAGGGTATGTTGATATTCTTTGGATTGATACAAGGCTTCGACGGTAAATGATTCGGGTCCGTATTCACGAATCGCTGAAATTAGTGCTCTATTGTGATTTGGCTTTTTTGCATCATTGATGTGGTTGGCCCAACGAGCGGCAACAGTTTGTGATGTGAAACCAATGTACATTTTGTTGTTCTGATTGCAAGTTATTTTATAGATGGAGAAAATTTTATCAGTGTTCATGCTGATATGTATACAAACCAATGTCCTTCATTACTGACTACATCAAGGTTTATGAAAATGCCATGCCGGAAGACATGTGTACCGGCCTCATTGCACAGTTTGAATTATCGCCGGAAGTGACTGAAGAAAAGGACGAAACTGACGATGACCAAAAGTTGTTGATCCGTTCTCACAAGGAACTGAATCTCTCCAAGGTTGAAGGCTTTGCAGAACATGTCCAGCCGGTGCTTATGAAGATCACAGAGCTTTCGGTGGGCAAGTACCAATCGGAACTGCCGGTGCGAACCTTTCCGGCGCAGATCGGTTGTGAAACATTTCGTGTGAAGAAGTATCGTGGTGGCGCAGAATCGAAAGACTACTTTGCGTATCACGTTGATGTCAACAGTCACTCCAGTGCTCGTCGCTACTTGGCTTTGTGCTGGTACTTGAATGATGTTGAGAAGGGTGGGGAGACGTTCTTTCCGCATCCTAATGTGCGTGTGAAGCCGAAGCGTGGCCGTCTTGTCATGTACCCATCCTTATGGCTCTATCCGTACTCAGAAGAACATCCGCAGTCTGGCGACAAGTATGTCCTGCGGACTTACTTGCACTACCTCGGCTAAAGTATTTGTATAAATAGAGTTATGGAATGGACAATATATCTCATAACCAACAAAGACAACGGAAAGAAATATGTTGGCTTGACATTAAAGACAATTGCGAAACGGTGGAAGGAACACTGCTGGTGGGCGTTTAACAAACCAAAAAAAGATAATCGTGTCCTATCGTGTGCCCTTCGGAAGTATGGGGCTGAATTATTTTTGATTGAGAAAATTGACAGTGCTGCTACGCTAAACGAAGCAAATCAAAAAGAAAAAGAATGGATCGCCAAATTAAAAACTTTTGGTGAAGGCTATAACATGACAGAGGGCGGTGACGGCATTGTTGGTCTCCGGGGTGAACGTCATGGTATGTGGGGAAAAGGACATTTGGTTTCTGGAGAGAACAATCCCATGTACGGGAGAAAGGGAGAAAAGCACCCGATGTACGGTAGGCACCATACAGACGAAACAAGAAAAAAGTTGTCAGATGCTTGGGCGCAATCTCCAGAGAGACTTGAACAGTTTATAAAATGGAGTACTAATCGAGTTGTCACAGAAGAAACCCGAAAGAAAATCGGGAATGTATCACGAGGCCGTAGACAGTCAGTAGACCAAATTGCAAAACGAGTAGCAAAATTGACTGGTGACAAACACCCAAATGCTAAAACGTATCGGGTAACGTCACCGGATGGTAGTCAGCAGCTTGTGAAGTCATTAAGTCATTTTTGCAAAGAGCAGGGATTGAATATCCAAAGTGTGTCGAATACAGTCAAACGAGGAACCCTAATTATTTCCGGTCCACATAAAGGATGGATGGCACAATTAGTATGAAACAGGAGTAATATGGACGAACTAATCAGACCAAGATGCAAAGGAACATGTGGTGACGCTGAGTGTGAAGAGATGGAAAATGCTTGGCGTCAGGCACACGGGATGGACTCTCTGGTAGTCGATGAGACGCCACTGTTCAATGCCGCCGACTATACACCCGGAAAGGAAGAGCCTTACGTGCCCATTGTCATGATTGAAAGTCCGTATGCCGGTGATGTCGAGCGCAATCTCGCCTACCTGCGTGCGGCCTTATATGACTGTCTGATGCGTGGTGAGGCTCCCTTTGCCAGCCACGGTCTCTATACGCAAGTTCTGGACGATACGGTACCAGAAGAGCGAGATCATGGCATCCAGGCCGGGTTCGCATTTCGAGAAGTCAGCGACTATACCGTAGTCTACACTGACTTAGGTATTAGTCCAGGAATGCAACTTGGTATCGACCACTCTCATAGTAAGTCTATTCCAGCGAAGTTCAGGACTCTTCCAGGATGGGGAAAGGATGAAGCCTCAACTAAATAGTTGTAGGCGACATAATGAAGACTTATCTCCAGTTCATAACTGAATCAAGTTCTGGTCTATACACATTCCGACGTTTGAATCAGCAAAGCTCTGAATTTTTGTACGAGTGGATGAAGGAGAATCGTGTCCCGAATCCAAGCCCGATGAATGAGCTTCATTGTACTGTGATTTGTTCTGAGGTAGAGATCCCAGGCTACACCGTCGATCCCGCCTTGGTAATGCTCAATCCGGCGACGTACAAGATCGCCATCATGAACGAAGCTCTGGTCGTCCAATTCAAGTCGGACCCTTTGGTAGAGCAATGGCAGAAAGCGATGAATCTTGGTGGGAAGAGTAAGTTTCCCACGTTCATTCCGCACATCAGTCTGTCGTATAAAGTACCCGAAGACTACGACTATGCCGAATTGAAACCACCACCAACTTTTCTAGTCCTTCAAGGCGAAGAGAGTAAGGTGATGGCCGAACCAGGACAGACTTCGATCAACGAATACTCTGTGGGCGACATGACGCTTGGTGGCGGTCCCAAAATTTATGTGCCGCAGACCAGCCTCAACATGTCCAGAAAAGAGTTGCCGCAAATCACTGCTGCCAACACGATGGAGTTCATTGACTGGTTGGAGAACCAAGGAATTGTCGTACAATTCGTATCATTGCCGGTCGCTTCATTACGGAGCGCCCAAGAAGGAATCGATCCTGAAAAAGTAGCTGCACTCCAAAATTCACCAACAATTTCCACCAAGCCGTTCATCGTCTCGAAAGACAATTATGTGTTAGATGGTCATAACAGGTGGGTAGCTCTTTTAAATCGTGACCCACACTTTAATGTCGAAGTTTACAGAGTGAATCTACCATTGAATGAACTTCTGCCGTTGGCTCACAAGTTTCCTCGTTCGTTCACCAAACCAACAACGGTTGCCTTGTATAAATAGTTGGCATGAATACCCAGATTTGTAGTCGGTGCAGGATTCCCAAGCCATTAGACGAGTTTCATGTAGACAGAGCACGATCCAATGGTAGGAAGCCAGCGTGTAAGTTGTGCCTGAATCAAGTTTCTAAAGAGTGGGGTCGTAAACGTCGTTCAGATCCTAAGATTCGCAAAGCACAAAATGAGGCTCAACGACAACGCAGAAAAACTGAAGAGGGAAAGTTTGCAGAACGGCAAGCACAATTGAAGTACCGGCAGACAATTCATGGTCGAGCGGTACGGATGTGGATTGGTGCAAAAAAGAGAGCGGAGCAATCCCAACTCCCATTCACAATTACCCCAGAGTTGGTTGAAAACCAATTACAGTTTGCCGATGAACTATGGAGATCAAAGGGTTTACCATTTGAATTCACCGGAAAGAAACGTGCCTATACGCCATCGTTGGATCAAATTGTGGCTGGAGCCGGGTACACACCAAAGAATGTTCGTGTCGTTCATTTGGCATGGAATACTTTCAAAGGAGATTTTTTTACGGATATTGAAGCCGCTGAATTTTCAGAAAAAATATCAAGGGTGTTGGGAACCGAAGGGCATACTAAGGAAGCAGAGTTTGTGGTTGCCTCTATTACTTCACTCGGAGACAAAGACGAGGTTCTGCTTTCTTCAGATAAGTCAAGCAACCTAACAACCAAATGGGTTCTTAACAAAACTCATAACTTACAAGTAGGCGAAAAAGTTATCGTTGGTCGGTGGTAAGTTAGGCGCTTTCTTTGTTGGCAGTGTCGTAAAGCCAATGACTGAATGTCTTCACCGAAGGATCTTTCTCCGCTTCGTTGCTGGTGTACGTTGCGTGGTTGCGTTCTTTGTAGATCCACAAAGTTTCTGGCATCACTTGAATTTCGCAAATCATGTCGGCAAGTTTGATCTTGATGTGCCAAGAACCGTAGTATCCGCTGGCGACGTGCTCCGGGTCATTCTTAGAGTCGTATTCGACAACGTTCAGAGCTTTGAGCTTGTGAGCTACGTCTTTGGCTTCATCTTTGGTCTGAGTGAGGATCGCCGCCCGGAGAACATCGTGAACCGTCCGCACAGACTTCCGGTTTGCTTTACGGACGAATGAAGAAAGGCTTTTGATGTTCGTTAGGAGACGGCTGTCCGCTGGAACGAAAGGTTCCAGAAGCGATTGAAAGCGTGGCAGAAGCTCATTGGCACGCTGGTGTGCTTTTTGATAGATCTTCTCTATTGACAGATCTTTGGTTGCTTCAGGCCACGGCTGGAGTAGGTTTTGTGCGGCCATCACGTTGACTATTTATTTCCTTTCGTACCAAGGCTCTACAAAGCTGCATAAAGGTCTCATGAGAGACGTTTTGTTTTCCGGCGTGGTACATCCAAATTACCACTTTCACGTTCGATTTCAAGTACCCTTTGTGAATCATCGTCCGGTCTAGTGTCGGCCCGAATGGATTCTGACTGCCGACGCCGCCCCGCTTGGTGTTGAGTGATTTGAAGGCAAATGGAATCCCGGAGACCTCACACACACCGGCAATGAGCTTCTTTTCAATCCACTCTACGTCAAGATCGAATGGAATACCATGCTTCCTAGCTGATCTTTGTGCTGCCCAGTAAAGAGTTTGTGCTCTATAGTGTGGTGAGAGATGACGCTTATTCGCTATTTTCTTTCGATACTCTTTGATTTTTTCTGACATAATGTTCTCGTGAACGATTGGCGGCTACTGCTCTCATCTTTTGTTTGAACTCATCAGATCGTTTTATTCCTAACAAAGCCGCACTAGTTTTTGCTTTGTTTTCTTCTGAGCAAACATGTCCTGTATGGGCTATGCTTAGTTTCTTCTTAGTGGCCTCTGAGAGTATCATACCTTTCCGGGGACTGGGTTTCCCCTTTTTGAGTTCGGACATTATTCGCTTGGTAGCTTCAGAGTGTTTCTTGCCGTAGAATGGATTCTTACTTCCTTTGTTTATTTTCCGCAGTCTTTTTCTTACCTTCGTGGTGATACCGCAAGGAGTCAACATCGGGCGGCGAAGTATGTTGTATCCATCTTGATCGACACTGCTGTGGTACTGTTCGATCAATGCTGGTTCTACGTATTCGAGCATGTCTCGTTTATTCTTCCCACAACAAAGAATCTCGAACGAAAAAGCATCCCATCCATGTTTACGAATAGCATCATGAAAGACATAACCACGTCCCTTTTCGGCGTCTCGCTTATGCTCCCGCCATCTGGCTTGTGGGTCTGTGGCGAATCCAATGTAGACCCTTCCGTTGTCTTTGTTTGTTGCTCTGTAGCAATAATAAATTTTGCAAGGTGCCATGTGTGGGTTTCCCTTAGCACCCATTTATATATGAAGCAATAACCTATTTGGTTGCTATCGTCTACGGGAAATAAATGTCTTGTACTCAGGATTTATCACGATTTCTTCTTTCGCTCCTGATAATTTTTGTTCAGGTTCGTCATCATTGGGTACGTTCATTGCCGTTACCGAATCTTCAGCACACACTTGTTCTTGTCCTTCTGTATGAAAGCAACTGCCCACAACGGCCCCACAAGACGGACATGATTCAAGTACATCTTGGGTTTCGACTACTTTTTGCGATGCTTGTAAGAGCGATGCTGGTAAATTTTGGATGTTCATGAAAGTATTTAGCTGCCTTTAATTGGGACCGCTTCGTTGCACAACAGTGATGCAATTGAAATATAGGATCGGTCTAAATAGTTTAGTCGATTTACGACGGAGAAAAAAATGTCACTTTGGACCGATCAAAAACCGCCAGTTCTTTATCCTAATGCGGTTGCCACCGAAGCAGGTTGGGCAGATCCAGTAACGGGCGAATTGTACGTCGCTGTAACTGGCCTCTCTACCTTCAAAGGCACAACTGCTGAACTGACGAACCTGGGACTCTACAACAACAAGAGTCGCTATACAACCAATCAAGAGCTTGGCAATTCGATGGTATACGGCTACAACGACTACATCGTGTTGGAAGCTGTCTTCAGCGAACCAGTAACGTGGAGTGGTGGCCCGCCATCAATCGCAGGAACAATCAATACAACCCCGGTCACATTCGCTTACTTCCAGGACACGACAGATCTTTTGTCTGACACTGTGGGTAAGGTTATGTCGATCACAATTGGCAGCGCCGGATCTCACTACCAAGTTGGTGACTTGCTCACTTTCACTGGTGGCGGCGGAACTCAAGTATTCCCGACTGATGCAAATTTGTCTGGTGTCTATGACGATCTTCCGGGTACTGCTAAAGGCTATGTCTCAGCAGTTAATGGCAGTGGCGGAATCACTGGCATCGTGCTCACAAACAATGGCGCAAGCTATGCTAGCGCCCCGACAGTTGGTGTGTCCACCGGCCATGTAGTCAGCATCACGGTCTCTGGATCGGGAACTGGTTACCTCAATGGCGACACTTTGGTGTTCTCTGGTGGTGGCGGATCAGGCGCAGCAGGATACATCGTTGTCAACGCTACTGGTAATGTCACAGAAGCAGTTGTCACGAATCCTGGCTCCGGTTATACATCAGCCCCGACAGTAGCTACAGCAACATCTCACGGATCTGGCAACAGCTTCACGGTTAAAGCCTCATTTGGTGCTGCTACTCCAGCATCTCTTACAGCAGTGCTTGGCACGGTAGCGAATGGCAAGGGCACAAACCGCATTTTGTTCCGTTATCAGGTTGCTTCAAATTTGACCGCAACATCTAGCCAAATTACCTTCACCAGCCCGATCAGTGGTGGTACTTGGACAACGGTAGATAGTGGCTCTGGTACCGGCGCAGCAGCATCGGGCGTCGTATCTAGTGGTGTTACAAGCTATACCATGACCAACAATGGTTCTGGTTACACTTCAGCCCCGTTGGTCACAATCACATCTCTCACAGGTACGGGCGCAACCGCAGTAGCAGTGCTCGACAAAGGTGTCAATACAGTCACTCCAGTCATTGCTGGTGTCGGCTATAGATCGGCTCCTTCGGTGTCTCAGTCTGGCGGTGGTAGCACTAATGCAACCATCACGCCGGTCTTGGGTACGGCTGGTATCGTTTGCGACGTGAACATTGGCGGCACAGCAGATACTACAGCCGTTGCTGGTTCCGTCATCGTCAATAATACAGGTCATGGTGGAACTGGCTTCGCTGCAACTGCTACAGTAAGTGGCGGCGGCGACGTGACAGGAATCACAATCACCAATGTAGGATCTGGTTATACATCGGCACCTACTTTGACGTTGACTGGCATGACGAACCGTACACTTACCGCAGTCCTTGGTTTCCCGATTGCGTCTTACACAGTTTCCGGTACGAATACTGGTTACACAGCAGCCCCATCGCTTACAGTGGGCAATCCTACTGCAAATAATGTGACGACATCTTTGGGCGCTGGCGTCGTGGTCAACACAACCGCTACCGCAACCGCTACATTGAAGAATAACTCAACCGTCGCATCGGTCCAGCCAGTAGCAGAAGGCTCTGGATATGCTGATGCAACCGTCGTGTTCAACAATACAGGCACGGGCGGATCGAACGCAGCAGCAACCGCAGTCTATAGTGGAGAAATTAGCTCCTTCGTGGTAACCAATCCAGGAAGCGGTTATTATTCTGCTCCAACTGTGTCAATCGGTTCTGGTGACGGAACTGGCGCAGCAGCAACCGCTACAGTTGATGATCGTGGTCACGTGGTCGCAGTCACAACGAACGGCTATGTATCGGGTATCACCGTAAGTGGTGTGGCAACCAACTTCTTGTATGTCGATGGCGAACCGTTGTCCATTCAGGGCGGCGCAACCGGACATATTCATGTTGTCAACACAACCACAACCAATCCGGCCAATGGCTTTGAAACTATCACAGGCCAAACGGTCACGGCAGTGGTTGACAATGCTGGTTCTGGTTATACCAATGTTCCAACAGTCACCTATCCTCTTCCGGGACGTGGCGCTGGCTTGACATTCACAGCTTCGATTGCGGGTGTTTCTTCTGGTTCTGGCTACACAGCCACGTTGCCAGTAGCTCCAGCAACTCCTATCTACACGGCTGCGGTGGTTTCTTTCACCCCGGCGACGGAAACTCCTACTCTGACATTCAATGCTACTCAGTTTGTATCCGGCGTCACGGTGTCTGGAACTGGTCAGAATTACGAAGCCAATACTGCTCTCGTATTCACCGGCACAGCAGTTGGCGGCAATGTAGCTTCTGGCAACATCTTGACGGATGAAACCGGAAACGTCATCGGCGCAGTCATTTACAATGGTGGTTCTTATACCACTGCTCCAACGGTCACAATCGCTGCTCCACCGGCATGGTCTTCTAGCTATGCAGGTTACGCAGTTGGACAAATTGTATCGTACTCTGGTACCAGATACAAGGCCCTGATCGGCGGCGCAACAAACTTTGACGAAGAGCCAGATACGTCGCCAACGTTTTGGGCCTCTCTCTCTCTCTATAACAATACATTGACTGCCGTAATGGGTAGCTCAATTGTTGGAACATGCACTGTTGACGGTGTGGTTCCGACTGTCTCTTCTACCGACATCACACATGATCGCTTCGGTGATATCATTACGCAGACTACCTTCAACACGGGCGACTTCTTTACCGTCTCGTTCACGTGCTCGAAGCCGGTATTCGTTGTCAATGGCAGCGGCGCTACGGTTCCGTTGGTCATGACAAGTGGTACCGTCCAGGCAACATACTTTAGCGGAAGTGGATCTGAAACGTTGCGCTTTGCTTATCAAGTCGCTTCTACCGACAGTTCCGCTCCTACCACGTTCAGTGTAACCAACACGATTACATTGGCTTCCGGTACAACCATCGAAGATGCTGCCGGAAATCCGCTTACGCTCACTGGCTGGACAGCACCAACCACAAGCGGCGTAACAGTGAATTGATTAACTGTTCAAACAAAATAAAGAAGTTGTATAAATAGACTTGAGGTAGAAATGTCTCAAGTCTATTTT